GCAGCAAGTGCAAATGGAAGGCTTATCAATGGTAGCTGGGGCTTTCGCCATCAAACTGATTCTGGCTACATAGAGTTCGGGCCTGCAAATACAACATGGGCGCATATCTATACTGATCGTCCTAACTTTTACTTTAATACAAATTTGTTTGTGAATAACGCTCTTGTCTGGCACTCAGGCAACGACGGCTCAGGTTCTGGTCTTGATGCTGACTTACTTGATGGGCAGCAGCCCTCTGCACTATCTGTAAATTACGCAAATTCGGCAAATTCGGCAACTTCGGCAGGTTCTTTGCCAACCTTATATGCTGGGGGCCAGCAGACAAATCCGCAGGTCTACTTTAATTACCTTACCGGCCTAAAGGTTGCCATGACTGGTTATCCAAATGTATGGTCAGATACTCTTTGGATAAATGGGTATAGCGGCGGTGATGTAGAAAATATGTGCGCGCTACACCTTATAAGAAATGGCCAGCCTAGGATGTGGATTAGTTCGCAATCTAATAGGGGAACTAGCTACGGTACAGCTTACGAGTTTTGGTCTTCATATAACGATGGCTCAGGTTCTGGGTTAGATGCTGATTTGTTGGATGGCTACAACTCCGACAATTTCCTTGGCAAGTTTGGTAATAGTTACTACCAAGCGAACACTTGGATTCAGTTGACGGCGGAGCATGGGCTGTACATGCCATCCATTAATAACGCACATTTCTACCCAAACGGCGTTACAAGCTACGGCACTTGGAGAATCATTGGCTCGAGAAATGGGTACACTGGGATTCATCTTGATCATGGCAACGTCACCACCGCTATGTATGACGGCGGCGGAAATGGGGGCGAGTACAATAGTAACTGGGGCTGGTATACCTATTTCCATCGTGGCGACGGATGTCTTGGGGTAGCTGGTTCTTCCACCTCATCCTCTTACGGACTATATGAGCAAGGCGGTGGTATATATTCCACAGGAAACGTGGTCGCCTACTCAGATCGCCGAGTGAAAGAAAACATCCGCACTATTGATAATGCTCTGGAAACTGTCGAGCAGATGCGTGGCGTTTACTACAACCGTATTGATGACGAAGAAAAGAAAACCGTTATTGGCTTCATCGCCCAAGAAGTTGACGAAGTTGAAGGCGCAAAACCGTTAGTAACCTATGCCGCTGACGTTGATCAATATGGTGTTTCTTATGGCAACGCTACAGCACTTTTGGTCGAAGCTATAAAAGAATTATCTCAACAGGTCAAAGACCTACAGAAAGAAATTAAGGAGTTAAAAAATGCCTGAAGTAGTTAGCTTGATGTGGAACCCAACTAAAAGCATACCAGCCCCAGTTCAAGCCGCTATGCACGTTGGCTTTTCTGATGGAACCCAAAAATACATTACCAAGGGTACAGATGTATCCGAAGAATGTGACCTAGTAAAATCACTTTACACAATACTAATCGAGGATAATTGATATGTCAGTAACATACGAACTGTTAGAAGAATACACCGGCACTCGCTCAAACGAAATGCCAGACCCCGATAACGAAGGCGAGACCATTACCTCTGAGTCTGCTTGCCGAGACATCAAGGTGAAGTTTACTTGTGATGCTTCAGGCTGCGTCCATGAGCGTTCGGTCAACGTCTGCTTTGGCGCTGATGGTGCTTACGATCACGAAGCTACTTTAGTTCGTGTGGGAGAAGTCGCTAATGGCGTTGCACATAAAATCGCTTGTGGCGTTATCTCTATGCCTGCTGAGGAAGTAGCTGAGTAATGGCACTCCAGACAACAGGTGCTATTAGCCTAGCAGATATTCAGGGCGAGTTCGGTGGGAGCAATCCCATCGGGCTTAATGAATATTACTCAGCGGCTGCTGGTATACCCGCGTCTGGAGCAATTAGCATCGGTGATTTTTATGGTGCCTCTGCGTCCTCACCTTTTTCTGTGTTCAACGCAGTAAACGTCGAGTCGGGAAGTGCTGCTGGATATTCGCTTTACTCGACTAAGTCTACGACCTCGCAAGTTGTTATTGGCAGCGTCGGGGCGGCGGGCGTTGCAATACGTGTCATGATGAACACTTACGGTGTATTCGTATACGTCAAGGAGCAGTACACGAACGCAACGTCTTATTATTACACCCCCGCAAATGTTCAGACGGTCATGACAACCTCTGAGGTTCTGGCAGCGAGCACCAACGCATACACGTCTACATCGGTGACTGAGATGATGCTTGACTGGTCATACACAACCGAGAGTAGCGGGATTGGCGGGCTAGGCAATACAACCAACTCATCGGCAACATACAACCCCGCGGACGGTGTGTGGCAAGCGGTCGCTGTGAACCAAAGCGTCGGCAAAGCGTTTTACGTCCAGCCAACCGCTGACTGCTATGCAACGTCTTACAAGCGCGTATACGGCAGCGTAGACATATGGCTGCGTGGCCCAGGCAAGACGGATACGCTAGTCCACTCCCTTGATTTTGATGTGAATGCAACCGCTACATCAACGACTTGTAACTAAGGGTAGCTGAATGGAAACGCACATAAACGTAATACTAGACGTGCAACGCGAAGCGGCAACCAACGAGACTGAGTCTGTTGTGGTTACCGTACACCGGCACAACACGCCGCCTGATGAGATCACGGGTTTTGCGTCGGACACCAGTGTCGGAACGGTTTCGTTCATCTATGAGATACCAGAGGGTCAAAAAACCAGCGTCGAGATTGGTGAGCCACATATTCACGATAACGAGCTGACGTATCAGGCGCTTTACCGGACGTGGCTGGACGCAATTACAGCGTCAGCGGAGTACGCGGCGGCAGTGGAAACCCTGTGCGCAGACTAGTTTTATTTACTACCAATATAATAGCGGAGCTAATATAATGAGCTCTCAATCATCCCTGAAGGAGTCACTTGTGACCGAACTTACAGATAAAGTAGTAACCGAAGACGCCGCCCCAACTTTAACGGTTGGCGACAAAACTTATGTGGTCGCTGATCTTAGCAACGAAGTCAAAGAGATGCTGTCACTTCACGAGCAAGCTATGCAAATGGCCATCGGCGCTAAGCGGCAAGCTGTTATTCATGACCTTGCTGTATCGAACATCGCCTCGTTGATTGAAAAGAAGCTCGCAGAAACCGACGAATGAGGTACGCATGGCCTATTTCAAAAGGGATAGATTTAGCGGGATAGCGCCGGGGGTCTCCCCCCGCCTTCTTGCCGAGCAGTTTGGGCAAATAGCCGAGAACGTCGACCTGGAGTCAGGTCGACTAGTTGCGACTAAAACTAACTCCGATGTTTACACCCTACAGAACACACAGCGCAGATCGATATATCTCTATCGAGACTTGACCTGGCTGGAATGGAGTGAAGACGGGGTTAGTGTTGTGCCTGGACCTATCCCTGGTGACAGTACTGACCGCCTGTATTTTACAGGCGACGACTACCCTAGAGTAGGCTACGTTTCCAGTTTAGTGCAGGGTAGCTCGGGCTACCCGGTTAACTCTTACCGGCTCGGGGTTCCCGCTCCATCTGGCGCTCCTACAACTACTGTGAATGGCGAAGCGGATGAAACCGCAACACCAAACGACGTGAGTTATGTTTATACTCTTGTCACAGAGTTAGGAGAAGAAGGCCCACCAAGCAGCCCAAGCGCTGTTATTGAGCTGACTGATAATCAGTCGGTGACCGTAGGCTTACCAGGCTCTCAGCAGCCTTCGGGCAATTATTTGTTTGGTACGGGCGCGTTGAAGCGCATATATCGGTCTAATACTGGTAGCACAAACACTACCTTTCAGTTTGTTGGACAAGTCCCGTACACCTCGGTCGTTTTTACGGACACGGTTGACGCGGCAGCTTTAGGTGAAGTTCTACCAAGCGACACTTGGGTTGGCCCGCCCGATGACAACCTGACGCTGTACCCTGATGGCCCATTGAAAGGCCTGATCCCTCTCGCACAAGGCGTGATGGCAGGTTTTACAGGTAAGCGTTTCTGTCTCAGCGAGCCTTTTCTACCGCACGCTTGGCCCGTGCAATATAGAATCACAACAGAAGAAGACATCGTCGCGATAGCTAGCACCGCAAATGGTGTGGCAGCGCTTACCGATGGTCAGCCCTACTTTATTACTGGCACCGATCCGTCAGCCATGACCGCGATCCGTATAGACTTAGCGCAAGCCTGTGTCAACATACACAGCGTCGTGGATATGGGTAGCTATGTCCTGTATGCAGGCCCAGACGGTTTATGTGCCGTGGAAGGCGCTTCGGGGTCCGTGGTCTCAAGCGGCCTCATCTCAGCCAAGCAATGGAACTCTACTTTTAACCCAACAACTATTCGCGCGTTTAGGCATGAAGGAACGTATGTAGCGTTCCATTCAACCGGAGGCTGGGTTTACGACCCTCGGGGCGAAGAGAACGCGTTGACCACTTTGTCTATTTCCGCTGAGGTA